AAAGTGTGACCCCAAAAAGTATTTTAAACAATAAAAATTTTTATATATATGAGAAGCAAAAAGTATAAATTAAATTCGAGAGATTTTGTAAAGGGATTAATTATTGCTATATTAGCAGCGGCATTGTCAATTGTTCAGAATAGTTTGAGCGCGGGTCAGCTTATATTTGATTATAAGCTAATTATAACTACATCACTGAGTGCAGGAGTAGCTTATTTGATAAAAAATATTTTTGAAGGTGATAAATAAAGTAGTTTTCATGTTGTTAGTTTTTAGTTCAATTTGTGGGTGCAGATCTATAGCACCCACAATTGAAACTAAAATAGTAGTTACTGATACGTACAGAAATGAGTATTTGAAAACACTTATAGAGCTTGATGAATGTCAGCAAAATTTTAATTTTTGCATTGACACTTATAAGGATCTATTTATTCAATGCGAAAAAAAAGATACAGGGATATGGAAAGAGGTGATTTTTGACACATTAAAACCAACTGCAAAACAAAAGCTTATACAAGAACTGTCAAAGCCAGATACTGTATATAAATACAAGGGGGTAATACTTCCAACAAAAGAAAAAATAAAATATAATACACCAATATGGGCAATATTTTCATTAATAATTAATTTTTTATTGATATTAACTATAATAATGCTAATTATGTTAGGTATAAAAATAGTTAAAGATGAAAAGTGAACTTCAAGTGTGGATTTTATCAGGAATATTAGGTATTTTGCTAATGATTTTAGGTTTTGTTCTGAAAATAATTGCAAAATATCTAGGGGAAAAAATAGAAGATGCAGTAAAAGTAACTAAAGATTTATCAATACAACTAACTGAAATTACTGTACAATTTAAGAATCATCTTGAAATACATGACAAATATCAAACTACAGTTTCTAATATAGAAAATAGGTTGCGGAAATTAGAATTAGACCATGCAGGTCATCATAAAAAATGAAAATAACATCAAATGCAATAAATATTATAAAGCAATTCGAAGGATGCAGATTAACAGCTTATCAATGCCCATCGAAAATATGGACAATAGGTTATGGGACTACTGTGCATTTAGATGGAAATAAAGTAAAAGAAGGAGATAAAATCACTCAAAAACAAGCCGAAGCTCTTTTAAAAAAAGACATTTATATATTTGAAAAGCAAATTGATTCTTTAAAATTAAATGTAAATCAGAACCAATTTGATGCGTTAGTATCTCTTGTGTATAACGTTGGATTTGGCAATTTGACAAGGGGAGGGTTAGTAGCTATGATACGAGCTAACAATAATTCAATTAATATTTATACAGAATGGGAGAAGTATGTGTATGCTAAAGGTGTTAAACTTCTAGGATTAGTAAGAAGAAGAAAACTCGAATTAGACCTTTACTTTAAAAGTATTTAATTCTCAATTAATTAAATCTACAAATTTTTTACAAAAATCTTAAATTATTGCGAGTAATCAGATATTACTTACAATAAGCCGTATATATTTTATTACTATACGAATTTAAAGACAAAAAAGCCTTCAAATTATTTTTTTATACGACAAAAAAACGTATATTTGTCGTATAAAAAAATAATATGAAAAGAATAGAAATTCATTTAACCGATGAAGAAGCAATAAAATTAGATTCTATTGCTAAAAAAGATTGCCGGAAACGAAAACCATTTGTTGAAAATGAGATTCGTAAAATTATCGCTAAAAACTATCACTAGAATTAGCAGGGCTTGAAATGTATAAGTGAAATAATAATTTAAAAAAACAACAAACATGAATTATGAAAATTACATGATTTTAGAGTTAAAAAACGCTCCGTTTAATCAAGAAGAAGAAGAAGACTTCTGTAAAGAAGTCGAAAAAGAAGTGTGCTGGTATTGTGGGGATTATTTTGTAATTGACGAGATGAATAAAATAAGTGATGGTAAAAAATCACATTATTTATGTATTGATTGCCTTAAAAATGAAGAAAATGAAGGATAATTATAGAGTATTTTATAAAATAAGTTACGCTGGTCTTATTAGTGAGATTAGAACTATAGAGGTATCAGGGTCGAGGCTTGACATTGAGAAAAATGTTAGAAGAAAATTAAGACTGCAATCAGTTTATAATATTATTATAGAAAAAATTGATTGGTGCGGATACGCTAATTAAAAACACAAATAAAAACACAAAACATGGAAGCGTTAGAATTATATGAAAAAGTATCAAATGTGCCAGAATGGGCTAAAAAACCCATAAGTGCCGGTAGATTAAAGGGTTTGACGGATATAAACCCTCAATGGCGTATATTTACATTAGTTGAGAATTTTGGATTTTGCGGAATAGGTTGGATATATTCTATAAAAAGGGTCTGGACTGAGAAGGCTGATAGTGAAATTTTGGCATTTGCCGAGATAGAATTAAAAATAAAGGCAGGCGATACATGGAGCGAGCCTATCCCAGGCATAGGGGGGTCAAAAATGGTTGCAAAGGAAAACTCCGGATTGCACTCTTCTGATGAATGTTATAAAATGGCTGTCACTGATGCTATCAGCGTAGCGTGCAAAATGCTTGGAGTTGGAGCGTCGGTATACTCAGGATCTAAGTATTGTCAATATATTGAATTTGAAAATAAAGAAAAAGAGCAAAAAGATTTATTTGAGGAGGCAAAAAAATCTGTATTGAATTGCAATACAATTTTTGAACTTGAAGAAGTTTATAAAAAATACCCGACATTGTCAAAAAATAATGAATTTATAAATATTTGCGCAAATCGTAAAAAGAATTTACAATGAATGCAATAACATCATTTGGCTGGCTCCCTACTTCGAAGGAAGACGTAGAAATCTTTGTTCGCAAGGCGAAACAAGAGATTTTATCAGGTATTTATGACCCGTTACATATTGATATTAAATTAAAGGTATTTGAAGAAATAATAAAATCTTTAAGAAAAGATGAGGATATAAAAAACTGTGTATTGAATGCTTCTGACAAATATGTAGAAAAAACATTTAAAGCATTTGGTGCCACGATTACAAAAATTGAGAAAAAAATATATGATTTTAGCTCATGTAATGATTCTGAATATGAAAATCTTCTTATAAAGGAAGCTGAAATAAAAGAAGATATTAAACGCAGGGAGGCATTTTTGAAGAATATTAAAAATGATGTGGCAAATCCTGATACGGGGGAAATTATAAGCCAAGCAATATTTACTTGTCAAAAAAATTTATCTATAAAACTATGAATAAAATAATATTAATCGGAATAGCTGGCAAAGATCCAGACATTAAGGACATCAGTGGTAAAAAAAACGCAAAAATATCACTAGCGACGAGCGAATACTATAAAAAAAATGGAGAAAAACACCAAGAAACGACATGGCATAATATATCATTTTGGGGGGATATTTCAAATATAGTAGAAAATTTTGTTAAAAAAGGTAGCAAAATTATGGTAGAAGGGAAGCAAATACATAAAGAATTTGAGAAGGATGGCAAAAAACAATATTATTCAGAGGTTATTGCCGAAAAAATTGAATTATTATCAAATAATAATGAAAAAAAATCAAATAATGAAATTCAATTAAATAATGATGATTTGCCATTTTAATTATTTATTGTTTTTAAAAAAAAATAGTAAATAATTACAAAATATTTGACTGAAAACTTTTTTATATCGTAAATAATTACGATATTTGTTAAAGCAAATCAGAGATAAACCAACTGATTAAAAATTTAAAAATTATGAAAAACTCAGCAGTTCAATTCGCAAAACAGTATGTTCAAGATGCTAAGTCAAACTGTTACATTGATGGCAATGTTGCAGAATATTTAATTTTAAATACTCAAAGTGAAGATCAAGGGTATCAGTCGTGGTTATCTGATGAAGAAATTGAAGAGTATGAAAATGCAAATTCAGAAAGAAGACAAGAAATAAGAAATGAAATCGAAAAATTTATTAAAGAACATTTCGATATAGATGTAGAAAATTTCAATTATTATAATAACTACTAATGATTGATTCAGAAATTAAAAGGCAGTACGGAAGCTGGACTGCCTTTTGCTTAAAATTTAGTTACGATAAGTCGAATTTTAAGCGCAAATTATATCAAAATTTTGACAAACTAAACAAATGGCTAGAACCACTTGATTTAGAAATTAAAGTTTACAAAAAAACTGACATTCAAAGCGATGGAATATTAGGTGCTGTTATTTGTTGTGATTCTTTTAAAAAATTTATACCATTTATTAAATGGATGCGTACAAAAGATAATATATACCTTATGCCATATATTCAGTTTGAGGAGGAAATAATAAGGGTCAACTATTGCCCAATTTGTGGAGAAAAAGTAAGGAATATAAAAATTTCAGAAAGCGAGTTAATGTCGTTTTTTCATAACACATAACTGTGACGGTATGCGATCTATTTTGCATCACTAAAATTAAATTGAAAAAAATATGAAAAGGCAGACAGTAATTAGAATGTTAAAAAAACGTTTAGCGGAGAGTAAGCAATCTATTCAATTAAGCTACGCTTATGCTGATAATTCAATGATGTTTGGTAATGATGTATCAGAAGAATGCGAAAATCACAGGGAAATAATGAAGCGAGATATTGACGAGTTAAAATTTCTTATTTGGTGTGTTAAAAATCGAGATGCTATAAAAGAGATATTTGTAGAGTATGGTGCTTAATTTCGTATTAGATGGTAGGTCTTTAAAATAACGCACAGATTTATAAACCTTTTTTAATTAACATTTCTTGCCAGCGGAAACTAAACTTGCAAATTGCACTGAAACCGCTTTGTTTTAGGACCGCTTGTTGTACGTTGTTTTTTTTTATTTAAAAATATTTTCACTTTTTATTGAAATTGTTTACAGAATCAAAATAAAGTTGTATATTTGTATCAGATTAATAACAGATAAAACATACAATATGGCAACTCAACAACAAATAAAATTAGGAAATTTTTTAACACCGTTAACTGATTTAGCTTGTAAAATGATATTGGCAGGGACATTAAAAAAGAATGTAATAAAACATTTCACAAATAGAGGGTTGCCATTTGAAACATCGGAAAATATAGTTGAATGTGGAGTTATAAAAGCTGAAAATTTTATGAAATGCAAAGCAAAATAAAAAAAGAAACAAGGGGCGGCACTCGACAAGGTTCGGGTGCTAAACCTAAATATAATGAACCGACAAAAACAATCGCTTTTCGGGTGCCTGTTTCAAGAATTGAACACGTTAAAAGTATGGTGAAAAGGCTACTTTATGACTGGGTTGTTAAATAGCGTATAACGTTAAATGTATGAAATGTAGGCGAATAGGAACTACTACCTTATTCACCTACACAAAAATAAATAGAAAGTAGAAAAGTTAAACCTGCACTGAACCGCCTATGTTTTATACATATTGTTAGGCGTATGTGCTTTAATTAAAATAGAATGACAACAATTAAGGAATTAAAAGAATGGCTAAATAGGTTTCCAGAAGATACTATTATTGAAGTAGGTATTCAGGAACGTGCCGGTAATTATGAGGCTTACGGTGCTGTAAAATTTGAAAGTCCAAAATTAGAAGATAATGATTCTGGCAAAGGTTGGGAATTTACAGATTTTAGAAATAATCAATTTGTAAAAGAAGATGCACCCTATTATAGAAAATGTTACTTAAAATTTGGCGAGGCTTCTTAGCATTACGCCTAACGTTGATAATATGAAATGGCTGGGATTTGGAGCTACTGACCTATCCCACGTCACAAACTAAATAAGTAGCAAGCTGGCTAAAAAGTCCGATAACACCCAGCTATTTTATATTATGTGTTAGCGGTAGTTGTTTATGAAAACATTTAAAAAATATTTATTCTTATTCGCCTTTTTCATGGTGTTTTGGATGAGTTTCAATGCGCTAATGTTGTTAGCTTATAAAACAGATTATATCGGTTGGATTCAATATGTATTTGCAGGACTTATAATCGTAATAACAGATGTTATCGGTACTCGTATTTACAATTACCGCTAACGTTGAATGTAACCGAAGTAGCGGGATTTGAAACACTAATTATCAAAATATAATGAATATGATACAAGGGGCTTTATTTGACTTACCAACTAACCCAGCTATTGCGGTTGAGCCTGTGTTAGCAACTGGGCTTACTTGTCGTAAGTGCAAACATAATCAAGCGTGGCAGTGTAATAGTAAAGTGTTCCATTATTGTGGAATTAGAAAAAGCAAACAAACGAGCAACGGACAATTAAAGATTAAATGCAAAAATGCAGCGTGTAGTCTTTTTGAGCCTTGTTGCTAACGGGATTCGGCTATGCGCCTGTTTGGCGATTACGAGAACGAATTTATCAAAATACACTGAATTATGAACGAAGCTACACACATACAAGAACCACTTAACCGCCAAATGGCGTATGAGCCGATGTTACCGGCTGTACGGGTTTTAAACTTGTATTCTGGCATCGGTGGAAATCGTAAATTATGGACTAATGCCGATATTACGGCTGTTGAATTTAGAGAGGATATAGCAGAAGTTTATAAACACTATTTTCCAAATGATACGGTAATTGTTGGCGATGCTCACCAATATCTTTTAGACCATTACAAAGAATTTGACTTTATATGGACTTCACCGCCCTGCCAAACTCATAGCAGAGCCAGAATGTGGGGGTGGAAAAATAGCGATAAGGTTGAAACAAAATACCCCGACATGAAGCTATACCAGGAAATTCTTTTCCTTAAACACTATTTTGAAGGTAAATGGATTGTTGAAAATGTTGACCCATTTTATGAGCCACTTATACCACCTACAAAAAAACTTGGTAGGCATTTATTTTGGGCAAACTTCAACATAACCACAACCGAAATAAAGGAAGCCGATATTAATAGAGGAAATAGAAAAGAATGGAGCGAACTACACGGATTTGATTTGACTAATTTTAAAATCAATTCCAGGAAAGACCAGATTTATAGAAATTGTGTGCATCCCGAAACTGGACTGCATATTTTCAATTGCTATAAAGGAATAAAAAGCCAGCAATATAAACAGCCGTCTCTTTTCGGGGCGGATTGGTAGTATAGCCGGTAACTACTAAGTAACAGTAGTAGTTACTGTTATTACACGCATTCTTGATTGATAGCAGCAATAAAATATTTCCATTTAAGATCTAATTAGTGTTAAAAATAAAAATATGAAAGATGCTTACTATTTTTCGCATGACAGCAATGCGAAGGACGATCCAAAATGTGTCAGCCTAATTGAACAACTAGGATTAGAAGGGTATGGAATTTATTGGGTTTTAATCGAGATACTAAGAGATCAGTCTGAATATAAATATCCTATTGCTTTAATTCCCGCAATTGCTCGACGTTATAATACTACATTAGAGAAAGTTAATGCAGTTGTATATAATTATTCTTTATTCTTAATTATTGATAATGATTTTTTCTTTTCAGAAAGTCTAAAAATTAGAATGCAAGCACTTGAAAATAAAAGAGAACAGGCTAAAATGGCCGGTAGAATGAGCGCGGTAAAAAGATCATTAAAATTCAACGAAAATTCAACGTCTGCTCAACAGACGTTCAACGACCGCTCAACGGACGTTCAACGACCGCTCAACGGACGTTCAACGACCGTTCAACCAGTAAAGGAAAGTAAAGTAAAAGAAAGTAAAGTAAAAGAAAGTAAAGTAAAAGATATTGAAATTCCATCTTTAGAAGATGTTAAAAATTATTGCATAGAAAGGAAGAATAAAGTAGACCCGGATAGATGGTATGATTTTTATTTATCTAAAAATTGGATGATTGGTAAAAACAAGATGAAAAATTGGCAAGCAGCAGTTAGAAATTGGGAAAAAAACGAAAATAATGGAACAAATCAACAAAATTTTAAAGCAAACAACTTATCAACCGGAGATATGTCAAAATTCAATAGGGGATTCTTTGGTTAGAGATGTATTGAATAATAACTACAGCGCAATACTAAAAAAAGCAAAGAATATGTTTCCCGATTTTGTAATTGATTCTGAAAATAAAGAATCATTTAAAAAAATTGCAATATATGTCAGTGAGTATTCGTATCAAAATATTAATTCTAAGAAGGGAATTTTGCTTTTTGGACCAAAGGGCACAGGAAAGACTGTTGCAATGAAAATAATTCAAAAATGCTGCCTAAAAACGAATAATAAATTTTACTTATACAGCTCTTTAGATTTATCAGAATATTTTGCAACAGGGGGCGACGAGGGCAAATATACATCTGCAATTGATTTGACAGGTAAAAAAAATCATTGTATTGACGATTTAGGACTCGAAAGAAATAAAGTGATGTATTTTGGAAATGAGATATGCCCCGCTGCTTATGTGATCGCTAGAAGATACGATTTATTTTGCAGGTATGGGATAAAGACTCATATTACGACAAATCTAAATTTTGAAGAAATAGAGAAAATATACGGGGATCGAATAAGCGACCGACTAAAAGAAATGTGCAATATAATTGAATTTAAAGGAATTAGTAGGCGTGTATAAGATATATTTAAATTAATATTTGAGTAATATTTTTTAGTTTAGTCACTTAATTTTATTCATTCGTCAAAATAATACGAAATAAAGTAAAATAAAATGGTTGTAATACCAGCAAATCTCAGCAACATCTCATCTCTTAAAGATGGATCTATAAAATTAATTTTCGAAACAAATGAGTTGCATCCGGCGGATATATCTATCTTGTTTTCTTGCAGAAATAAATTAGGGTATCTTGCATTCAAGCCTGAATTATTTGACACGATGCAATTAGATACATTAAAAGGATTGAAATGTGATTTTGACGGAGAAAAAAGCCCGGCTAAGAGATTTAGAAATGTTTTATTTCTAATTTGGAAGCAAAACAATGAAGGATATGAAGACTTTAACTTATTCTATATTAACAAAATGGAAATTTTTATTGAAAAATTAAAATCAAAATTGTTATGAAAAAAAAAATTAATAAAGATATGTCATATTATCAAATTGACAACACAAGGCTATGCCCTGAGTGCGCAGAATTTCAATATGACGGAATTTTATGTAAAAGATGTAATTATTCACCTTCTAAAAATTAAAAAAATGTATTACGAAAATGAAAAAAAACAAAAAAATGAAACATTCTCAATGTTTGTATTTTTCATAACCTTTGTCATGATAGTGTTTATGATTTTCTTTGCAATAGGGTTTAAAATAGGTAGTGACATCTCTAAAAAAGAGCAAGATACTATTTACAAAAAAGGGTATTATTATGGGTATCAACATGCAGAATTAAAATATAATAATAAAAAAACAAAATAGAATGAATCAAAAAAAACTAATCAATATTGATAAAGCACTTAATCAAGAATCAACAATAAAAATAATGAAAAAACATACGCAGGTTTATATTCATAAAATGAATTATGATGTTTGCGACTTTATCCCGTCGGAAATATCTGGTACACGTGCAAATGACGTACACCATATTTGTAACAGAGGTATTGGAGGCTCAAAAAATAGTGATTACATTGAGAATTTAATGGCTCTTAGTCGTGATGAACATGAAAAATTAGGAGATAAAAATAAAATAATTCCATTTTTGTACGCCTACCATCTTATATTTATGAAAAAAAATAACATACCTTATGACTTTAATAATATTCCTGACATGTATAAGGATGAAGTGTCTTGCTTAATAGGATTCAAAGAAAAAGTAATAACACATTTAAAATTAAAATTATTATGAGAGAAAATTTAGCTGATTTGTCGAAAAAATTAGGATTTGACGAAAAAGATATATCTACTCAGGTAAATATGATTTACATGCTTGCCGATTGCATTGAAATTTATTACTTTAGCATAGAAAGTAGATTTAAACAATTAGGATATAGGCTGCCGAAATTAAAGCAAGAATGCTACGAGCTTGTAAAGGCTTCCAGAGCTCTTGTTAGGACAGTTAATAAAGTATGTAGTTCTGAAAATTCTGAAAATTTTGCGGAAGAATCGGAAGCACTTTATCAGATAGTTGAAAAATATAGAAAGATTCACAATGTACCAGACTGATTTATTTTTTCAAATCTGGCTTTCAGATATAGAAAAATTTCACAGTATAAAAGGGTATTCTGATAAAATATTGATAAACGCATATAATTTATCAATAACACCAGAGGATTTTTACAATAATTATATTTATGTACCATTTTAATGATTAATACAATGACAAAAGAATTTGAATTAAAGAGATTATCTCTAAAGAGATTTAATGATATAAATGATAAAGAATTCAGCAAATTAGTAAAAAATGCGCGCAAGCAAGAATTATCGCCTTTTGCTAAATTTTGTCAAAATCTAAAAGGATATAAATTTGAGGATAAAAAAGGCAATGAGGTGTTTAAATATGAATTATTTAACACAGGATATACAAATTACTTAAAATTAATAAAAGGCGAGTACCCTGTAAAAGCTATAAAAATAGTATAAAATGACTACCCGTACAAATTGGCTTTAACTTAAATCATACCGCTTGTTGTACGTTGTTTTTTTTATTTAAAAATATTTTCACTTTTTATTGAATTAGTTTACAGAATCAAAATAAAGTTGTATATTTGTATCAGATTAATAACAGATAAAACATACAACAATGAAAACACAAATGCAAAAAGTATTCGCAATAGTGAATAAAGAAACTAAAGAAATAGTAGAATTTGGCTTAAATGCTAAAGAAGTAAAAGACATTTGGGATGAATATTATGTTTGCGAAGAAAAAGAAGCAACACATGAGCTTCTGCAAACTTTTATGAGTCAAGATGATATAAAAAAAGAAATGGGTTTATAAAAAGGCAAAATGTGATTGTAGTAATTGCCCCGACTTTGGAAGTTTGGGGCAATTTCAACGGAAGATGGATGTATTGTTAGCGGTGGAATTTATTTAAAATAAAAATGAGAGCAACAAAAATTTTTTACAAAAGACTTTTCAATTTAGGTAACTATCAAAATGAAGAAATCGGAATCGAAATTGAAGTAGAAAAAGGAGAAAAAGCTACTGATGTGCTTCAAAAAGCAAAATTATTTATTGCTGGATTAGATCCTAAAAATGAAAATAAACGCAAGTACGCTGAGGCAATTGAAGTTCTTAAAAACAAAGATGGTTATTCTTATAAAAAGGTAACAGAAGCGGGAGAAATAGTTAGAATTTATGAAGCGAATAAAGACTCAAAAGAAGAGATTCCTTTTTAGTATCTTGTCTTTACGCTTGCAGATAACGACTGCGGTATATTTTCAGGCGTGAAGTTCAATAATTTATCAAAACTGCAAAAGTTAAAGTACGTATATTTGATACATCAAAATGAGAGTCAAACAAACTCATTTATAAATTTAAGAAAATGAAAACATTAAAAACAAGTAATTTAATACAACACGACGACGAAGCTGGGATGAATTATATCACATACGGTTGTAAAGTTGAAAAAGAATTAGGAAAAGTAGTTTACGAATTTGAAAATGGATGCAAGGAGCTGGTTTACGGCATTTATGATTTGCAGATTAAATATGGTAAAGATGGTAATAGATACTTAGTATTGTCTGGAAAATATTCTGATTTTGAATTTTTATTCCCTGAAAATACAGAATTAGAATTTTCAGATCTAAATGAAAATTCTAAAGCAATTGGAGTTAATTGTCAAATCGCTGATAATTATTCAATTTCAATATCAGGTGCAATGTTAAAAGATTACGAAAACACATATCACAATTTGTAATGAGAAATACTTTTATCAGTTAGATCAAATACAAAAATAAACATATGCTAAAAGTTGAATCAATAAGGGCGTTTATTGAAAAACGCCCTCTTCTTACACAGCGGGGGTTGAGTTTGGAAAGTGGTATATCCGATAGCCTTTTAGGTAAAATTCTAAAAGGTGAAAGAAATATGACCGATAATGTATCTGCAAAATTAACGCCTACACTTGAAAAGTATGGTTATAATAGCAGTTAACGATTTTGATTATGAAAATTTTGATAACTAAATGCAAAATAAAGAAACTTTATAAATTAAGCTGCAATATTTGAGCGTAGCGTTTTTACACTTGCGGTTGGCGGTTGTTTTTATTAATCTTAAAATCAGAAATAATGAATAAAGAATTATTTATCGAGTCTATTGAAGCAATTAAAAAACAAATTCAATTAGATATTGAAGTTTCAAAACATTTAGGTAAAGCATTTCCAGATGCTTTTGAAGCTAATTTATTACCTAAAAATCACTTTTTACAAAATGCCTTACTTCGTATTTTACAGGAAGAAATGAATGATTTGCAATTGCGCGAATATGGGCAAAGTTGGATTGAATACTTTATATGGGAGTTAAATTTCGGAGAAGAAAATTATCTATTAAAAGTAACTCAAAATGGAAATGAAATTCCATTATCAAACGCTGCCGAATTGTACGACTTCTTAAATAACCGCTAACGTTGAAGCTATGCGTAGCGTGGGGATTAGAAGCGGTTACTTATCCCACGTTACCGAACCAAATTAGAAGCAGACCGCACAAAATAGGCACTAAAACCCACGTTACGTATGAGCGTGTGTTATAAGCTGTTATTTATTTTCATTCTAAATTATCATTTTTCTTTAAATAAATTAGCGTATTAAAAATAAAACGCTTATCTTTGAATCATAATAATTAAAACATATAGCAATGACAACAATTGAATTAGGCAATATCGGTTGCAAAGAACAAGCTGAAAAATTAGTTTCTAAATTAAGTGGTAAAACTTATATGAATTTCATTGTTAATTATGGTATTTGTGCAGGTAATTATCCAGTATCTATTTCAACAGAGAGAGATGAAACAAGTGAAGACGAATTAAAAAATATGGTTTTGTTTTTTATGGCTTGCGAATTATGAAAACTAAAGAAAAGAAATATAGAGTAACGGTTGAACATACGGTTTACTCTAAAAAGCAAGGCACAATATTGAAAAAATATACATTGCTAAAAAATGCTTCACTTGTTGAATGTAAAGCATTTATTAAACAACAATATAATGTCGAAATTGAAGGATTTGAAATCGCTGTAAAAGGTATGCTCTATCCTTCTTATATTAGAATTAAATGAACTGGTTAAATAGCAAACTAATAAACAAAAGTGAAGTTGCTCGACAAATAGGTATTTCGTCAATACTTTTTAGAATGAAGCTAAAAAATATCAATAGAAATAGATTTACGAGTGATGAACTTAAAAAACTTGACGAAGTACGAACTATGCTTTATAATAGTTTATAACGTGTCGCCGCTATGCGAAATTCCCGGTTTTTTAAACTAAAATTGTTAAAAATGAAAGAAAAAATATTGATTACAAAATGTAGAACATGCAGAAATATAGTAAGCGGGTGTGTTGTAAGTGGTAAAATTGATACAAAAGCAGATTTTCACTACACTTATAATCTTTACGATATTGATAGCGAAGAAAACAAAAAAGGATTCAGAATTAAAGGCTGTGAATGTGTTTTTTAATATGAAATGGCTGGAATAAGTGGCTACCGACTTATCCTACGCTACAAATTAAATAAGTAGCAAGCTGGCTAAAAAGTCCGATAACACCCAGCTATTTTTATTATGTGTTAGCGGTATGTGATTTATGTTTATATCGGTCAAAAAATTAAAACAACTATTGGAAACGTGCGATGATAATATGATTGTAGGTTCAATGGGATTTGCTAAAAATTCAGAAATAGAATTATTTGCGCCAAAACGAATATTGATAACAGAAGATTCGAAAGGAAATAAATTTTTTGTTATAAACAATATGGGTACACACTGGAACGAACAATGGGCTAATAACAATGATATGAAATTATCGGGATATATCGACTTAGAAACTTGCAAACGTGAGCTTATTTAATTACCGCTAACGGCTGCGGGTAGCATTGCAGAGCGGGATTAGAAACCGCTTACCTATCCGCCGCTACAAAAGATATAAAGAGCAGTAAAAGTTAAATATGCCGTAATTCCCCGCTTTGCTGCTACCCGTTGTTAGTGGCTGGCATTATTTGATAAAACTTTAACTACAAACAAATTATACAATGACACGAGAAGAAATAAAACTAAAAAGAAAAGAAAACTTCAATAAGATTGAGGAACTAAGGCATGAAAATATAGAGCTTGCTAAACAGGATGCTTTATTATGTGATGAAAAGCAATGGTTTACTGAGGAAGTTGAATCTCATCCAAGAAGACCATATCAAAGAAAACCTCATTGTTTGGATGGCAAATTAGTCGGAAGAATACACTGGAAAGAAAGCGTCAAAGACGAAGATACTGGAGAGTCTTTTGAACTTGAACGCTCTGAAATCGTCAGAGTTGATGGTGAGTGGTGTTAGCTTGCCACTAACGGCTGGGTATATGAAAAGTAGCCCACGCACGTACTTTGAACATATAACGAAACTTACATGGGCTATTTTTTATATACCGTGTTAGTTGTTGCCAAGTTTTTAAACTTAATTTAAAATGAAAAATAGAAATTTAGAACATTCAGACAATTGGGCAACACCCAAAGAACTCTACGAAAAATTAAATGCAGAGTTCAAATTTGATTTTGATCCGTGTCCGTTACATAGTGATTTTGATGGATTGACTATTGAGTGGGGTAAAAGCAATTACATAAACCCACCTTACAGCCGACAATTAAAAGAAGCATTTGTAATTAAAGCTATTGAAGAAAGTAAAAAAGGTAAAATATGCGTAATGCTTTTACCTGTGAGTACAAGTACAAAATTATTTCATAAACACATTTTACCAAATGCTAAAGACATTAGGTTTTTAGAAGGTAGAGTTCGTTTTCTTGGAACAAATACAAAAGGTGAATATGTAACCGACAAAGCACCAATGCACGATAGCATGGTGGTCGTTTTTGGTTGCAACTAACGTTTGACGGTATCAGCAGTATTTGCATCACAAATTTTAAATTGAAAAACAAATGACAAAATTAGTAGAAAATAATCAACAAGGCACGGCAAATATTGCTGATGACCGTGTGTTAGGCACAGTTGATTATTCTAAAATAACACTTTGTCCAAGTTTGAATTATAAATGTTATTGTCAAATAGCTGGACATTGCGAATATTGCCCGTATTTTCACACTAACAAAGGGGAAACTTGCAAAGGATGTGGAGCTAACTTTAAAGATAAATCATTAAATACTAAAGCAAAATATGAAAACAATAAGTTTTGAATATCATTTTGAAAGATTGTGGTATTGGTCAACTCCTTACATTCTAATTGGATTTTCCAAAGAACTTCCATTTGCTGATTGGGAGTTAATTTTTAGAATAGTTATACTTAAATGGTCTATTGAGTTTAAATGGGATAATTGTTATAAATACTATCCAAAGTATCGAAGCACTAACAATTGTGCCTAACGCCTACGGCTATGCCCAGTGGCGGATTACGAGTACAAAACTATCAAAATAAGATACAGAATGAACGAAGAAACAAACTTACAAACACCTACACAGCCGCCATTGGTTATAGCCGATGTTAGCCGCTGCCCTTCTATTAATTTTTTCAATGTCGATTGCATCGAGTTTATGAAGTCGAAGCCTGATAAATGTTACGATTTGGCAATAGTTGACCCGCCATACGGAATTGGAGTAAGTTCACAAGACAATACAAAAAGGGGTAAACTTGGCTCACATTATGAAAAAAAAGACTGGGATAAAGAACCGCCGAACAATGAATATTTTAATCAACTGTTTAGAGTAAGCAAAAACCAAGTTATTTGGGGAGCAAACCACTTTGTAGAAAGAATAAATAAAAACAGTAGTTGTTGGCTTGTTTGGAATAAAAAAACAGTTGGGAATACTGCGGATTGTGAACTTGCTTGGACTTCATTTAAAACCGCCGTAAGAAGATTTGATTTTATGTGGGAGGGTTTTTGGCAGGAGAATATGAAAAATAAAGAAAAGCGAATACACCCAACACAAAAACCAAGTTCACTTTATAGGTGGATTTTAAAAGAATACGCTAAAGAAGGATTTAAAATACTTGATACACACGGTGGCTCAATGTCAATAGCCAAAGCGTGCGAAATCGAAGGCTTCGACTTAGATATTTGCGAAATCGACAAAGAGTATTTTCAAGCGGGAGTAAACGCTTTTAATTTGCATAAAAGACAGCAGCGGCTCTTTTAGGGTTGCGGCTAACGGTTGACGCTATGCGTAGCGTGGGAGTTCGAAGCGGTTACTTATCCAACGTTGCAGAACTAAATTAGAAGCAGACCGCATAAAATGGCACTACAACCCACGTTACGTATGAGCGTGTGTTAGGCACAGTATGGTATTAATAGTTTAAACATAAAGATAAATTACATGGCAGATTGGACAGGGAATAGCAACAGCATTTATAAAACGCTTGGAGCAAGCAACCATACAGATAAAGAACGGCAAAACGAAGATTTTTATGCAACCGAACCAAAAGCAGCTAAATTACTTTTGGAATTAGAAACATTTTCGCCTAATATTTGGGAATGTGCTTGTGGCGATGGTAGTTTGAGTAAAGTATTTGAAAGTGCTGGATATAAAGTAAAAAGTACCGATTTAGTAGATAGGGGTTTTGGCGAAAATGGAATAGATTTTTTAAACACGCAAACTCAATGGAATGGTGATATAATTACAAACCCGCCTTACAAATTTGGAAAAGAGTTTGTTGAAAAAGCGTTGGAGCTAATACCAGAAGGGAAAAAGGTTGCAATGTTTCTAAAACTTCAATTTATGGAAGGTAAAGCAAGGAAAAATCTATTTATTAAATATCCTCCAAAAGTAATTTATGTTTCATCTTCTCGGTTGCTTTGTGCTAAAAATGCAGAGTTTGACAAAATGATTGAGGGAGGTGGTTCTGCTGTTGCTTATGGTTGGTATGTGTGGAAAAAAGGTTATAAAGGCAAAACCGAACTACAATGGTTCAATTAATGCACGGTCATAGTATTGTGCCTAACTACTAAATAACAACAACTATTATAGTTATTAGTGTAATTTTAGTACGATAACAGCAATAAAGTGTATATTTGCATTAAAAAAAATGGCAGCTCCAGTAAGTAATATAAATGCAAAAAAATGGAATCTTAAAAAATCCATTTCAATATTTAAAAAAGCAATTGAACTTTCTAATCAAAAAGAAATTTTCGACTTTGGAGTTAATGGAAAAAAAGAGGGATATAAATTTGATTTTATCGGGGAAATAGCTGCTGAATTAAAAGTATATAGAGAACTTTTCATATATTTAAAAGATACTTACAAAGTATTGGAAAGGCTTGATAGGCAATTACATACGAATATAGAGCGCAATTGTTTTTCAAACACGAAAAAAGGGATCATTAAAGAGGGCACCGGAATAATAAATTTAAAGTCAAATTATAAGTGGAAGGATAGAGTAGATTCTACAACTGACGATAAAGAGATAGTTCAGCATTTTGGAGGAGTGTCATTTACTGTATTCGATGGAAGTTCTAAAATATAATATAAGTCCTGTCCAGCTCCGGGCAATTCAATCACTGTTTAAAAAAAATATAAATAACCAGATAAATGAGGTTTTGTTTGGAGGGGCTAAAAACGGTGGGAAGTCATTTTTGGGATCAATAGCTCTAAATATGCTTGCATGTGATGACAGGTTTTCAGACCTGTCATTTTTTATTGCTAGACATACAAGAAAAGATTTGATTGATTACACTATTCCGACTATCAATAAATTTTTTAAGGAAAACAATTACGATATTAATAAATTTTGCAAGTATAACGGGCAAACTAACACTTTTCATTTTAGGAATAGATCAAGAATTCACCTCATAGATACAGCATTTCAACCGTCAGATCCTATGTATGAGCGGTTTGGGTCGATGGAGATGACCGGAGGATGGATAGAGGAAGGAGGAGAACATCATGAGTTAGCATATGAAAATTTAAAATTAAGCATCGGTCGGCAAAATAATGATAAATACAATATTCCTAAATTCTTACTTATAACATGCAACCCGAAAAAAGGTTGGATGAAGCGTGAGTTCTACGACAAAGATAAATCGGGTAATATCGAGCCTAATAAGACGTTTATAAAATCATTAGTCACTGACAACACTTTTAGGGCTGCCGGATCGGAAGATATATTGAATAACATAAATAATAAGCGTGATTTATTAAGATTGCGATTTGGGGAATGGGAATATGACGACGATGACTACGCTTTAATGCGATTTGAAAAGATAAATGACATATTCACTAATAACTTTGTAAAAAAAACAGGCAAGCGGTTTATAACATGCGATATTGCGTTATCAAATGACTCATTTGTATTAATAGTGTGGGACAGCCTCGTAATTATTGACGTTGTTGTAATAAATAAAATAGGAGCTAAAACTCTATGTGATACAATATTAGATAGTGCAAAAAAACACTCCGTGCCGCAGTCGCAAATTCTTTATGACGCGGACGGGATAGGAGCTTATTTGCGCGAATTTATCCCGTCCGCAATCGGTATCAATAACGGAGTTAAGCCTACCACGCCAGAATTTTACAATTTAAAATCGCAATTATATTATATGCTTGCTGATTTTATAAATGAAAATAAAATATATATTGACGCTCCTGTTAGCTTTGAAATAAAAAGTAGAATTATAGCAGAACTTCAAGTAGTAAAGATGAATCCAGACATCGTAGAAAAACTTGCAATACTTCCAAAGCCTAAAATTAAGGCAATGATAGGTCATAGCCCTGACATTTCAGACGCTATAGCATACCGGATGTTGGCGTTTCATATGTTCAATTATTGATTATATATTAATCGTAAAAAATTATTAAAAATTAATCAAAAAAGATTATACCTTTGTTAAAAAAAATACATGGGTGTGTTCTCATTTTTAAGTAATATTAAAAAACAAAAAGAAAGCAAAGAAATAGCTGTTAATTTTTTTGATGAGGATAAAGAAGATATTTACCCCCCAGCACCGCTAACAAGCAGCTATATATCTGACAAAGGGTTGTTGAATCTTTACAAGAACACACCTGAACTATACGCAATTATAACATATGTAGCTCAAGTTTGCTCAAATGTGACAATTAAGCATTATAAAAAACTTGTTAATGGCACCGAAAAAGAGGTTAAAAACTCAGAAATATTAGCTCTTTTAAAGAGGCCAAATGAGTACAAATCCGGCGAGTCTTTTTTAATTGATTTATTCAGCTCATTTTTTGTATATGGGAATGTCTATCTAAATTTTATGAGGCCAATAGGGTTTTCTTTCCCTTCTAAAATATATATATTACCGTCGTGCGACACTTTCCCGATAC